CAGGACAAAGGGCGCCAGGGTGTGCAGGTCAGCCTGAGTGAGGCTTTCATCAGCAAGTTTGCGGAGGTGTGGGTATGACGGATAAGACGGTAGCAGAAGTTGATCGGGCTGACATGGTGTCGATCGTAAGAGGGGAAATCTTGGCGGAAGTCAGCTCAGGAAACTGCCCTTTCGCACAGCATGTGTTGCTGGTGGATGCCATGTACGCGATCGATCATCAGGCGGAGCGCATCGCCACGCTCGATTCAGAGAATGCAAAGCTGAAAAAGGCGTACCAAGAGCTGGGCAAGATGTTCCACGACCAGATCGTAGCCCAGCAGGCAGCGTGGATCGAGTGGCAGCACGGCCAGGGTGCGGAAGCCGGTATGCGCTGGATTGAGAACGGCCTTTGTGGTCCTGGCCACATCCCTGAAGAAGGCGAGCCATATGGAACTGAGGCACAGGCATATTTTGATGCCAACCAATCTGACCCGTTTCCAACATGCCACTGCGGCAGGCCTTCCAACATTCTATGGATGGGTAAAGGCTTCTGCAGCGACGCTCACTACCGATCGGCTCAGGCTGTAGCGCCAAGCCCCGCCAATCCAGATAAATCGGAGGCCCAGTGACATGTGCAACCTGCAAACACTGGCAGCTAAAGGACTCGTCCGGCCAAACAACACCGATGGCAAAGCACCACATGGCGCCATGCGAGTTTGGCCCATCGTGGCGGTTCCTGCCACCACACCAAACATGCAACAGCCACCAGGCTGCACCGGTAAATGTGATCAAGGCCAGGGATGCCTGGCTCAACAGGAAGGGGTGAGGGGATGAACGAGTTCATTTTGCTGATCTGCATTTACGCCGTGTTGATGTCGTTCTTTCTCAGGAACAACTCTGTGTTCAGCAGTCGCATGCAGTTCCTCTTCAAAACAGATGTAGAGCGCCGGCTGTTTGATGCGCTTCCTAGCTATAAAGAAATGCTCTACCACCCCAAGCATTGGGGCCGCTGGACAAAGGCTCAATGGGCCGAATACGCAAACCGAGTAACGAAGAAGTGAGAACACCATGAGCGCACTAGACACCCAAATCGGCGGCGATCACTACAAGAGCATGCCAATCCAGCCCATCGAGGTAATGCGTGAGGTACTGACCAAGGAGGAGTACATCGGCTTCCTAAAGGGCAACATCATCAAGTACTCGATGCGCGCCGGCAAGAAGGAGGGCGCGTCGGACGACGCAGACAAGGCGGCGCATTACCGCCAGTTCCTGGCCGAGGCCAAGGGCGAGCCCACAAACGGCCTGCTGGACCTGCCCGTTATCGACATGGGGGCTGGCCGTGACTGAGTCGATCGACCCTCAAGCAGCAGTTGACTACATGCTGAAGACGGCGCCGCGCTTCGCAAAGGCCAGGGCCGAACGCCTGCACCTCGAAGAATTCCGCAAGTCGAAAAAGGCGCTGCTGATGAAGGACTCGGACGGCAAGACCGTCTCCGAGCGGGAGGCAGACGCTTACGGCCATCCAGACTACTTGGAGGTGCTGGAGGGCTACAAGGTGGCCGTGGAGGCTGAAGAAACCTTGCGCTGGAAGCTCAAGGCAGCCGAGTTGCAGGTGGAAATCTGGCGCAGCCAAGAGGCCAGCAACCGGGCAGAGGGGAGGGCGGTGCGATGAAGGATGTTGCATTTTTCACCATGCTCTGCGGCTTTGTTCTGGCTGCACTGGGGCTACCAGGCTGGGGCTGGTTTTTGTTTGTGGCATTCATGTTTGGGGTGATGGCATGACCTTCCGCCGCACACTTTGTCCACATTGCCGCACCAAGCTACATGGCCATCATCGAATCCACCCCGACTGCATCGAGCCGTGGGCGGAGGCGCAAGCCGCCAAGAAGGAGCGAGAAGAAGCCAAGCGCACCCGGGCTGCCGCCAAGGTAGAGCGAGCCGAAACCAAGCGGCGCAAGGAGGCCCTCAAGTCAATCAACGAGCTGACCAAAGAGGCTCAGAAGGAATTCAATGCATACATCCGCGTTCGAGACGAGCGACAACCTTGCATTTCGTGCGGCCAAGCGCTGGATGGCAGCGGGGTTGGTGGTGGGTTTGATTGCGGCCATTACCGCAGCACTGGTGCCGCCAAGCACCTCCGCTTCCATCCTGATAACGCTCACGGCCAGTGCAAGCACTGCAATCGTTGGCTATCAGGTCGGGTCGCAGATTACCGAATCGGCCTTCTGGGGCGCATTGGCGAAGAACGGCTACTCCAACTCGAAGCCAACAACGAAGTCCACAAATGGACAAAAGACGAGTTGATGGCCATCAAGGCTGAGTACAGAGCAAAGACCAACGAATTGAAGAAAGAGAGAGCCTGATGATTGAAGAACGCTACCTATCCGCATCCCTGGCCTCTTGCCTGGCAGACGAGCCCCACAAGATTGGCCAGGTCGATGTCATCAAGGCCAGTGGCATGAGCCCGCGCAACATGGCAGCCCATTACTTGCGCCTGATCTCCAAGCCCACCAAGGAAGACATGACCCGCTTCTATGCGGCGCTCCTGCAATACACGCAGGAGAAGAAGCTGGAAGGCGGAACAGAGGCAATCGTGGCGGCCATCGAGTGGCTGATGGATCCGCGCTGCAAGGTCTGCCATGCGACTGGAGTGGTGACCAAGGGCGACAAGGAGCACACCTGCCCGAAGTGCAAGGGCGAGAAGTACCGCAAGGAGCCGGCCAGCCGTGCAGCCCAGATGCTGATTGACCACGTTCGCACCTGCCGCGCAGCCCATGGCGGAAGAATGTTCAGCCTGCTCAAATAAATCTTGTAACGCGGCGAGAAGTGTGGTAACGTTCGGACTGCGTTAGTTTGATGATGAATCAGTTTGGGCTGTGCTTAGGCCTCCCATGATTCAGATGAACCATCCCATGAATTCCATGGCAGGCCTTAGATGGTTCGGTGTGTCTTATTAGCAGTGACGCCTGAATGATGTTCGACCCCCTCGAAACTGGTTTGAGCATGTCGGGTTATTTGGCGATGGCTTGCAAAAGTCCGATGTTAAATAGATACACAAAAATCACTGAGTGCAGAACCAGTAGGACAGATCGCCATATAAATGGAATTTCTGTCTTATGAAGTTTGTGCCAGCCATTCGCTAGCATGATTGCGCCAAGCAATAGCCCCACGCCCATAATTAGAACCGCATTTATTTTTATGCCTAAGGCCCAAGCCCAAGGGTCTTCAGGCGCTTTCCCCCATAGCCAACTGCCGGCTGAATAAGTCACTCCAGCGATTCCAACATTGCGTATGTGGTCGAAGATAGCTTTCACAGCGTCATCGTTGTGGGCAATTTTTGTAAACATAGTGCGTCCATTGGGAATATGGATGTGGATTGTGCATCAACACACCTTGTTAGCTACAGCAACCCCAGCCCATGAGGGTTGTCTGATGGGGTACGAATACCAAGGCCAGCCAAGTGCTGGCTTTTCTTTTGGAGCAAGCCATGAGCCAGATCACCGTTCAACTTTCGGCCCGCTGTGCATGGTGGCTTGCCCCAATGCTGAAAACTTACGCAGCCCTGTGCTGGCTGATTTTGCTGCCCCCGAGTGCAGCTCTGATTGAGTGGCTTGTAAGGCGCGCAATCAAAGTCAAAGCAGAGGTGTGAGATGAGCCTAAGACGAAAGATAGCCCTGTGGCTGTGCCCTGAGTTGGGCCAACCCCAAGAGACGCAACGCATAGGCAACGCTCAGGCATGGGCCGAAAATGTGTCTGCGATGTCCACTCTGTGCAGGGAAAACGCCATTCATGCCCAACGGGAAGCAGACGAAGCAGCTTGGAAGGTTGATGTGATGGAGCAGTTGAAGGCCATCAATCAGGCAGTCAGTAACGACACCAAGAACGGCAACGCCTTGAGGGTGGACATGGGTAGTTGCATCCACTCAGGAGGCGCGGTTATTCCTGCTGTTGATCGAGCTTGGCCGAATGCTGACAACGGCGCTGCGCTCAAAGCTTGCGTAGGCCAGTAAGCCTATCAATCAGTGCTTGGTGCCTTGCCTCATGTGCGGCGAGGGATTCGGGCGTCATTGTCTTAGCTGCTGAAGCACTGAAGATTTGATTGAAGCGGATGAGGAAGGCTTCTTTATCCTCTACAAATTCCAGCATGGTTCTTACAGCAGTGCCTAGGGCTGCGACTTCAATCTGTAGTTCGTCAATCTGCTCTGCATAGCGCCTAATGAAAAACTCAATCTGCTCCTGATTCATAAACACCCTCTTGGTGATGGTTGTGTGAGAACTCCCATCGTAAGCCAAGAGGGTTACTTTTCCGCAGGGCAGGCTCTCCGCACACGCGACCTACACACTTGGAGCCTAGCCCCTGCGACCCGATAATAGCGCCATGGCTACATATAACGAATTCAACGACCCCACCTTTGCAGTTGGCGAGTATGTGACGCGCGGTGGCGAGGATGTGCATCTAGTCGTAGATGTGAGTGACGAGGAGTGCGCAACATTTCGGTGCGTGAAAGCTCCGCATGGGTCGCATTGGGTGATTGGCGAAACGGAGTTCAATCTCATGCGTCGTTACCAACTCATACCTACAGGTGACTCGCGATTAGTTGGAGTAAACAGTTAGATTAAACCGAGACGCGAGAGGGTTGGCCATCGCGACCCCAATAAATACAAAGCTACACAGTAGCCGATAAGCAAACCGCCCATTGAGGCGGGTTTTTCATTTGTGGCGCAGCTCGGCGCGGGTTGGGCTGCGACCCGATAGGAGTGAGTCATGGGATTGAAGACACTCAAGCCCAGGCTACAGGCTCACACCAGTAGCAGACTGGCAACCCTCAAGACGCAAACACCAGTACAAAAGGCGCGCACTCGCGGCCGTGCATGGATGGAGATCCGCAAGCAGGTATTCGCCCGAGACCAAGGAGCCTGCGCAGTATGTGGGCGGGTCAGCCTCTCCAATGAGGTAGACCATGATATTGCCCTGATGCATGGTGGAACTGATGACCTGTCGAACCTTCGATTGCTGTGCCAGGACTGCCACCGGGAAAAGAGCGCCCAGGAGCTGCGCAAACCGAGAGGGTAGCTCACCCATCAACCCCGAGATGATCGAGCCTCCTAGGCTGGTCTAGAGGGGAGGGGTGGGGTGAAAGTTAAGAGGGCGAAGGGCTGGAAACGCCCCGTTTCTCTCACGCGCAAAAAATGCCCCCTATTCAAAAGGAAATCAAATGGCTGGAGTCAAAGGACGCAGCGGCGGCGCTCGCCCGGGCGCTGGCCGGCCAAAGAAGGAGCGAGACCCAGAGGATGACCTGACGATTGCCACGACTGGTGATCAGTCGCCCCTGGAGTTCCTGCTGACGGTGATGAACGACAACGCGGTTGCCGACAAGCTCCGCCTGGAAGCTGCTAAGACGGCGGCCCAGTACTGCCACCCCAAGAAAGGGGAGAGCAGCGGCAAGAAGGAAGAGGCCGAAGCCCGTGCAAAAGCTGCTGGAGCAGGCAGATACGGCCGACGAGAGGCGCCCAAGTTGGTGGCCGCTGGAGGTCAGAAGGTATAGGTAGGCTATGGAATGGACGACGAGCTGCACTGACTGGGAAGATCGCATCGTCCAACGCCAGAGCCTTATCACCTGCCCGCCATTGTTTCCCCAGGTGGCAAACGATGCCTGGGAGATGTGCAGCGGCTTTGTTCTGACCGATGTGGCTGGCCAGCCGCTGCTGGGAGGTGCTTCGCTACCCTGGGTGCGCGACTTCATTAAGGCGGTGTTCGGCGCTGAGGATCCGGAGACGGGCCGGCGTCACATCAACGAATTCATGCTCATGGTGAGCAAGAAAAACGCGAAGTCCACGATTGCCGCGGCGATCATGCTCTGCGCGCTCCTGATGAACTGGCGGCAGTCGGCAGAACTGCTGATTCTGTCGCCGACCAAGGAAATCGCGGACAACAGCTACAAGCCAATCCGTGACTTCATCAAGGCTGATGAGGAATTGTCGGCTTTGCTCAAGGTGCAGGACTATTTCCGCACCATTACCCATTTAGAGACGGGCGCGACCCTCAAGGTGGTGGCGGCAGACTCCGACACGGTGAGCGGCAAGAAGGCGAGTTTCGTCTTTGTGGACGAGTTGCACGAGTTTGGCAAGCAGGCCAAGGCCAGCAACATGCTGCTGGAAGCGACCGGCGGTTTGGCATCGCGCCCCGAGGGCTTTGTAATCTATGCAACCACCCAGTCAGCCGAGCCGCCTGCCGGCGTGTTCCTGACGAAATTGCGCTATGCAAGGGATGTGCGGGACGGAAAGATCCAGGATCGAAAGTTCCTGCCGGTGATCTATGAGTTTCCCCAGGCGATGCTGGACAGCAAGGCCTATGAGGAGTTGGATAACGCCTACATCACCAACCCCAACTGGGGCGCATCGGTGGACATCGAGCGCATCACCCAGTTGCACAGCCAGGCCAAGGCAAGTGGTGAGAAGGAGTTCAAGGAGTTCCTTGCTAAGCACTTGAATGTGCAGATCGGCATGAATCTGAGCGCCGACCGCTGGGCCGGTGCTGATTTCTGGGCGCAGAACGCCGATAAGGCTGTGTCCCTGGAGTTCATCCTGGCGAACTGCGAGGTTGTCACCGTGGGCATTGACGGCGGCGGTCTGGACGACTTGCTGGGTCTGACGGTCCTGGGCCGGATGTCGGACGGCAAGTGGCTCGCATGGAGCCACGCCTGGGCCCATCCCTCGGTGCTGGAGCGGCGCAAGGAAGTTGCCCCGCGCCTGCAGGACTTCGCCAAGGATGGCGACCTGACAATGGTCAAGCAGATCGGCGACGACCTGGAGGACGTAGTGCAAATCTGCGAGCAGGTCTACGAATCGGGCTTGCTGGACAAGATCGGCATCGACCCAGGCGGCATTGGCAGCATCTTGGATTCCCTGCAGGAAACCGGCATACCGCACGACCAGATTGTTGGTGTGGCCCAGACCTGGCGCCTGTCGGCAGCAATCAAGACGGTTGAGCGCAAGTTGGCCGGTGGGGTGTTCAGCTTCCCAGAGTCGCCAATGATGAATTGGTGCGTAGGCAACGCCAAGATCGAAATCAAGGGCAGCAATGTCTACATCACAAAGCAGGCAGCGGGCACGGCAAAGATCGACCCGCTGATGAGCCTGTTCAACGCAGCCTATCTGATGGCTGAGAACCCGGTGGCGAAAGGCAGCAGCCTGGACTTTCTAAACCATCCATTGAGCATGTAATGGCAGATTCTGACTACACAATCGATTTGCGCACGCGTAGTCCAGTCTGGGCTAGGCTGCTCAGCACCATCTTTGGCGGCACCCTTACTACGCCAGACAAAGGCAGCCAGATAGGCCGCCAGTCTGCGTCTGGAATGGTTGGCCAAAGCTCGGTTACGGATGAGCGGGCCATGCAAATCAGTGCAGTGTGGGCCTGTGTGCGCATCATCACAGCGGTGACGGCAAGCCTGCCGCTTGATGTCTACATTCGCAAGAATGGGGTGCGAGAGAAAGCTGATTTGACCCATCCGCTTGCCCGGCTGCTCAAATATCGCCCGAATCAGTACATGACCGCCCTGGAGTTCAGGGAGGCCATGACCATGCAGTTGTGCTTTTATGGCAACTCCTATGCGCTGATTGAGCGGAATCGGGGTGGCGACATCATCAGTCTGCTCCCCTTGAAGTCAGCCAACATGGATGTGAAGCTGGATGACAAGGGCGAGCTGGTCTATGAGTACAAGCGGGATGGGAAGATGGCGCGATTCAAGCACCATGAAATCTTCCACCTCAAGGGGTTTGGATTCACGGGCTTGACCGGCCTTTCGCCCATTGCATTTGCTACGCAATCAGTTGGCGTCTCGGTGGCCATGGAAGACCAGCAGCGCGACTTCTACGCCAACGGCGCCAAGCAGCCCAAGATCCTGACTACTGGTGATCGAGTACTGACCAAAGAGCAGCGTGCCCAGGTAGAGCAGAACTTCGAAGAGATCAGCTCCGGGCCGGTGCGGAAGCGCTTGTGGGTGCTGGAGGCGGGGTTCGACACCAAGGACATTGGTATCAGCCCCCAAGACGCAGAAACTTTGGCTGCCCGCAAGTTCCAGGTCGCTGAGATTGCCCGCTTCTTCGGCGGCATCCCGCCTCACCTCATCGGAGACATGGATAAGTCCACGTCCTGGGGTTCCGGCATTGAGCAGCAAAACCTGGGCTTTCTGCAGTACGTGCTCACCCCGTACCTGAGTCGCTGGGAAGAGGCGATTTGGCGCTGGCTGGTTCCACCGTCGGAGATCGACAACATCCACGCTGAGCACAACATCGAGGGCTTGCTGCGTGGCGACTCTGCATCTCGCGCCGATTTCATGACCAAGTTGGTCAGCAACGGCCTTATGACTATCAACGAGGCTCGGAAGCTCGACAACCGGCCGCCATTGCCTGGCGGAGATGTCGCAACCCGCCAGATGCAGAACGTCCCAATCAATCAACCAACCCAACCAGACCCCGCGCAAAGCGGGGTTTAGTTTTTCTGGGGTGCAACTATGCAAGGTATCTGCAAAACACTCAATTTCGAGGACGCGGAGATCAAATTCGTCGGCGGTGACAGTGTTGGCACCTTTGAGGGCTATGCCAGTGTGTTTGGGGTCACTGACTCTGACGGCGATGTCATTCGGCCAGGGGCCTTTAAGTCGGCCCTCCATGGCCGGCGCCCAATGCGCGC